GCGAAGCGCCGTCCTAGCCGTGGGCGGGTGCCGGAGGCGCGCGAAGCCGCCGGAGTCAAGGGGCAATTCGGGCACGGCTAGCTGAGCAGACCGGGCAAGGCTCTTAAAAAAGCATGCAGGACGCTGACCGCGGCTCCAAGTGGATTGAGTACCGACGACAGGAGGCTCTTTTTCGGAAGACGGTGCGAGCTGCTCACGCCATCTTCTGTGGCTGCGGAGATCCGGTGGCTCACCTTCTGGAATGGCGCCTTTCTACCGATGGTACCGGGGCGGATACTACCCGCGGAGAAGGTACTGGAGACCCAGCTGGAGGAGCCGAAGAGGCAGAAGGACAAGAGGCTACAGGCGCGGCTATAGGGTAAGGAGACCGCGGCGGAGGAGGAATTGGTTGAGAAGGAAAACCAGGCATGTTCCTGTCATGCAATGGAATCCTATCAACAAAAAGAAATGTGTCATCCGGGGAGTCTGTCCGCTGGTGTACGCCATCGGGGCTCAAAATGCCGTCCAAGACTTCACCTATCCCGGCAACAAACTCATCTTAAACTGGCTGGGAGGCGGTGTGCACAGCAGCTTGCTCAGTTTACTAGACCTGTACTGGGAAGAGAGATACTGGAGGGCTCGGTGGAGCTCCAGTAACCAGGGATATAACCTGTTCAGATACTATGGTTGCACTCTGTACCTACAAAGAACCTACAATTTTAGCTATATCTTTTACTATAGTACAGAGGAACTGTCAGAAGACACAGAACCTTTAACCATATGCCATCCAAGTCAACTCCTTCTAACAAAGCACCATGTTATTGTCCTTTCAAAAAAAGAAAAATTAAGCAGCAAACCAGTAAAACTAAGAATAAAGCCGCCATCTTCTATGATAGGCACATGGCACTCCTTTGCAGAATGGGCCAAAAAACCTATTCTAAAATGGCGGGTGTCTCTCATCTGTCTAGGAACTCCATGGACAGGCTTTCCTAATATGCATGGAGCAACCACACATGCAATTCATGTTAAAGTGTGGGCAAGACATAAAACAGACAGACCTTCAGAAGCAAGGGAACTAGACCTGTGGTACATTCCATTACTAGATGATGGCACTGATCTCAGTGTGGCTAACCACAAAATAAAATGGAACTCACAAGGAGACGGACCTGAAACTACAGAGGCCACATTCTGGCCTACCGCATATGAATATCAAAAACTTGTAGTTCCTTTTTATTTATATGCATTCGGAAGAAGTGCTTCCTTTTACTCAGATGATGAAACCACACACATGCCTGCACCAACAGAAGGTAATCAAGGAATATTTATATTTTTAAAGTTTTTAAACTCTCCAGCATGGAGAGGCCATGAAGGAGGCTTTCCACAATTTAAAGATGACTGTTGCTTTATAAAATTCAGCACTATACAAACCATAGCTGCCAATGGACCATGGGTAGAAAAAGCCATACCACAAGGCATGAATGTAACCATGAACTATAAATTCTATTTTCAGTGGGGAGGAACACCAGGCATCCAACTGCCTCCAGTCGCTCCAGCCGGTGGCGGACCTCCAGGGCCTCTGTCCACCATCAGATGGGGGAACAGCCTTAGAGCCGATCTCCGAGACCCAACTACCATCGGGACAGAGGTACTGTACCCAGAGGACCTCGATTCAGACGGTATCTGCAATCCACGAGCCCTTGCAAGAATTACTGAGCCTCATCTCCCAACAGGATCAAAAAGAACTGGGACCTTGGCCTGTCTCCGGCCAGCAGCCTTATTCGGAAAAAAAAGGCGGCCGCCATCATCCGACGAGAGCGAAGAGGAAGAGCACGGCAGCTCCTCGCCCGGCGAGGAGGACCCGGAGGCGGCGGACTACAGCTCGGCGCCTCCGGAGAGACATCTCCGAAGAAAGCGAAAGCGAGTCCACCAGCTTCTCGAGCAGCTCCGAGGATTAGGAATCCAACAACCTACATTGACTGCCCTTTCTGGGCTCTACCGGAAATCTCATTCGATCTGACACCGCCAAAGGACTCGGACACTGACTTTAGTGACTTAGAATACAATGAGCAGGACATTAATGACCTCACCGCACCGTCCACTGACTCGGACAGTTCTCTGAACTGGCCCGAGTCACCCATCCACCTCCCGTATCCGCGTGCTAGTTTCGCTTTGTGTTAGGTAATAAAACTTCAAAGTTACTGTATGGGTTTGTGGTTTCTGTCAGCTAACGGCTGCCTTATCCCGACAACAAACTAACCCTAAGTCACAGGAGGGGGGCGCCTAACCCTAATCACAGGAGAGGGGGCACTTCCGGGACAAGGGCTAGCAAACCAAATTCCGACCGACCGCCGTAGGCGGGAGGGAGGAATTTGAAAACCAACGGTCGACAAAAATGGCTCCGCGGACCTGTTTGAGGACTGGGCCAAGGGGAGGGGCATGGCCCCTCCCCTTAAACCCCTCCCACAGGGGGCTCCGCCCCCTGGCACCCCCATTGGTCACTCGCTTGTACACCTACTTAGCATACTGTGACGTCAAAATCAGTATATAAGTAAGTGTACTGGCGAATGGCTGAGTTTACTCTGCCAGCGGAGGACGAGAAGCGAAGCGCCGTCCTAGCCGTGGGCGGGTGCCGGAGGCGCGCGAAGCCGCCGGAGTCAAGGGGCAATTCGGGCACGGCTAGCTGAGCAGACCGGGCAAGGCTCTTAAAAAA